GGGGACATGAGGCGGTGTTGGAGCATTGCTCTTTCACGGTCAAGTTTATCTGTGATCGCGGCGTATCGCATGAGATTGTCCGGCATCGGATGGCATCGTTCTGTCAGGAATCCACCCGCTACTGCAATTACAGCAAGGACAAGTTTGATGGGGAGTTGACATTCATCAAGCCGTGCTTCTGGGATGAACATTCCGATCAGATGGTTCTGTGGAAGTCCGCCATGACCCTTGCCGAGAATCACTATCTGGGGCTGTTGAAATACGGCGCAACGCCGCAGGAGGCCCGCGCTGTGCTGCCGAACAGCCTGAAAACCGAACTGGTGATGACGGCGAATATCCGCGAGTGGCGGCACTTCCTGAATCTCCGCTGTGACCCGGCGGCGCATCCGCAGATGCGGGAGGTTGCGCTGCTCCTGCTGGACAAGCTACACGATGCAGTGCCCGTGTGTTTTGATGATCTCTGGGAGAAGTGGTATCGGATGCGCATTCCCGGTGATCCTGCATTCCGGGATAAGGAGGAATGAGTAATGGCCGCTACATTTAAGCTGCTACCCTGCCCATTCTGTGGCGGTCAGGCGCGTGTCCGGGCCGAACAGAAGAACCGTACCTACTACATCGGATGCGCCAAATGCGGCGCGAGAAGCCGCGCTGTGGGCCGTAGGCCGTGGCATGATACCGTTTACATCGCGCAGGGCACGGCTGCAAAACTTTGGAATGAACGAGTGAAAGGAGAATCTGACAATGACGAAAGAACCTGAATACCATGTCGGATGCGGCCTGTTCGGTGTCTACGCTGGCACTTTGATGAAGCCTAAAAAAGACGGCATGATTATGTGGCGCAAGAAGTCGGATGTCACCGAAGAAGCGATCCATGCAGTTATGCAGTATTTCAAGCAGACAATGGATGGGCACGATAAAACCGCTGCCAGCGCGTCCTACGAGTTCGCAGACGGGCGCACGTTGACAGTCAACTTTACGATTACCCAGCCGGATAATAAGGAGGGTGATTAACATGGTAGGAGTTGCGATTTTCTTGTTCATCGTGCTGCTGGTGCTTTTCGTGTTTGCTTTGTGTTCAGAGTTCAAGCAGGCAGAGCAAGAGGGCGAACGGATGGCCGCAGAATTTACCGCTAGGAGGAACCACCATGAACACTAAAACCGTTATTGGAATCTCCGCCGGGCTGCTGGGGTCTGCCCTGATCCTGTTCGGCATCGCTGCACGGATAACGGATGCCCGCATTGCTGAGCTGACCGCAGAGCGTGACATCTATGCAAGCAGGGCCGCAAATGAGGCTAATCGCGCGGCTGATATGGA